AAACAAGCACAAGAACAGGTTGCTCCTGTCGGCCAAGAAGTAGTTGAAGGTGAACCAACTGATACTCAAGTTACTATGGAACCAAAGAACGACCCTGACCAGTTTCAATACTGGCAAAGTCAAGCTGATAAGAGACAAGCAGAAGTAGATATGTTGAAATCACAAATGGCAGATGTTATGTCAAGAGTGAGTCAACCTGCACCTGCTGCTCCAGTGGAGAAGGAAACAGTATTAGAAAAACCTGTTAAACCAACAAAACCAGCTGACTTCGACCGTTCTGAAGCTTTGACTGACCCTGATAGTGCATCAGCAAAGTACTTAGCAAAGCAAGAATCTTATTTGGAAGCTATGTCAGATTATGTAGCAAGTTCAAATGAAAGAGTCATGCAAACGATGACAAAGGCACAACAAGAACAAGAAGTAATAGCTAGGGACCAAAAGGTTATGCGAGACTTACAGTCTAAGTATAACTATACTCCTGAGCAAGCTAATGATTTTGTAGCTCAGATGTCATCACCAGATTCATTATCGTTAGATAATTTGGTGCAACTTCACCAACTGAGAATGAACACAGGTTCACAACAGGTTACACAGATAACCCCACAAGCTCAACAGAAAGCTGCAGTGATGAATCAACGTAATGAAAAACTAAGTATACCTAAACCTATCGGAGTACAGCCAGGAGCTAGTGACCAGTCGCCAACTAAAAACGTAGAAGATAAGATGATGGATGCGATGATTAGTAACTTTAACAAGCGTAATCCATTCTAATTTAAGGAGAAGGCAAAATGGCACAAGACGCAAACGGAATATTCTCACCTAGCATTGGTGTTACACCTCAAGGTGTTTCTATCAATGATAGTAGACGAATATTTAACTTCGGCGAGAGAGTCGCTGAATTAAACCCAGCTGCTTCACCTTTCTTCGCATATTTATCAAAAGTAGCTAAGAAACCTACAGATGACCCTGTATTTAAATTCTTAGAAAAAAGACATCAATGGCAAAGAAGAAACTTCTTTGTTAAAGCAGCAGATACTTTAACTGCTGACGCTACATGGGCAGCTTCAGAGTTTAATCTAAGCTCATTTGAAGTTGATGTTGATTACGATATTTATGGAAGAAAAGTAAGTGGCGGAGAATACAAAGCTGAATTTTTACAAGTAGGACAAATGATTGCTATGGAAGCAACAGCTACTTTATCAAGTACAGCATCACCAGTAATTGCATATTACAGAATTACAGGTGTAACACAAAACTCAACAGATACATCTATTAATGCAGAATATGTTAAAGCTGTGAAAACAGGTGTAGAAAATGGTGAGATATCAACTTATGCTAACACAGACACTTTGGTATTTGCAGACAATGCAAATGGACAAGTAATTGGTTCAGCATACTTAGAAGGCGATACAGCACCAGTGGGTGGTTGGAGAGATGAATTCTTCTCAAGAGAAGGATATGCTCAAATCTTCAAAACTGTTGTACCTCTATTTTCTGGTACTTCTTTAGCTACACGCTACAGAGGTGACGCTAACGAATACATGAGAGTATATCAAGAAAAACTTATGGAACATAAGATGGACATTGAGAATGCTTTACTATTCGGTTATGGTGTAACTGATGAAAGTTCAACAGACGCTGCACGTAAAACTTGGGGTATCTTACCATACACCGAAATTTACGGTAGAGTAAAAACATTTACTTATGCTTCATCAGGATATGATGACTTCGTAGATGCTATGTCAGATATTTTTGATGCAGAATCTGGTGCAGGTGGCAGTAAAATGGTACTTGCTTCACGTTCTATCATGAACTGGCTTAACAAATTAGGTGGTAGTTCTTTCTTAGGAAATACTATGAGTGCAGGCGTTGGAGTAGCAGCAGCTGGTGTACCAACATCATCACCATATGGTGTTTCTATTGATAAAGGACAATCACTGTTTAATGGTGTTAACGTAACACAAGTAGATACTTTATATGGTACTCTTAACTTTGTTATGGAACCACTATTAAGAGGTCCTTGGGCAAACCACGCTATCGTTGTTGACTTAAACAACGTAGCTTACAGACCACTAGCTGGTAATGGTGAGTCTAGAGATACTCAAATTATTACTAACATTCAAAACAACGATGTTGACGGCAGAAGAGACATGATTCTTACAGAAGCAGGTCTTGAAATTCAACTACCTGAAACACACGCTATTTTGAAATTTAGCTAATAGTTGAATACGGGGGAGTTGCAATATACTCCCCCAAAAAATTTTAAAGGAGAAAAATGAGTTTTCAAACAGATATAGAAGCAATAACAGGAAGTATTAGTTCTTATACTACAGAAGCTAATAGTTATTTAGTAGAAGGTGTAAAGTTTATTACTAAGTATGTAATGAATAATATGGATATTGAACCTAGATTAACACAAAGTTCTTCTAAAGACAATTCTACTCCTACACATTCTATGACAGATGTATTAAAGGTGTGTAGTGTTACTAGAAATGATGGTACAAGAAACAGAGAATGTTCTGAAATAAATTCTGCTGACAGAGATAACTATGCTGATATTAATAGTATTTATTATACTAGCAAGTTTGACCCAGTGTATTACATATTAGACAATACGTTAAATATTTTACCTACACCTACTGCTAGTGAAACTGCAAGTGTTGTACATATAACACCAGATAATTCTGTTTCAGTTAGTGAATCTACTATATCTAACTTTCCAACAGAATTAAATAGAGGAGTAGTATTGTATGCTTCACAACAAATGTTAAGAAAATTTTTAAATGTACGTAATACTACCTTAACTAATCTAAGTACTGGGTTAGATGATATAGACCCGCCTACTGGTGCTGATTTATTAACCGCAGTTAGCTATAGTGGACCAGGAAATGATGATGTTGGTGGTGGAGCAAGTGCTGGTACAGTTACAAATAGTACTGCTGTTACTGCTACAGGAAAAATATCTTTAGGTAGTGCACCTGCATACGATGGCACTATATCATCTTCTGTAGACTATACTACAGCTACTATTGGTGTTGATGCATTACTTACTTTAGAAGATGTAGAAATGGCTTCTATAGCATTAAATAAAGCTCAACAACAATTATCTGATTTTCAAACAGATATACAAAATGAATTAAATGAATTTAATGAAGCTAATACGGCATATCAGGCAAACATACAAGCAGAGTTAGATAAAGCACAAAGAGATTTACAAGCTAATATAGCAGATGCACAAAATGATTTAGCAGCAGCTAGAGAAACTGCACAACTTGCAACAAATGTTTCTATACAGAATCAAGCAGAAAAATCACAACGTTTGATACAGAATGCTATAAACACAATGCAAGCTATTGTAGCAGACAATCAAGACAACTTAGCTAAGTATTCTGCAGATTTAAATAAATATCAAGCTCAAGTAAATGAAGCAGTACAGGAATACCAGTTATCATTTCAAGAAGTGGTACAAGATTATAACTGGCTTGCACAACAATATCAGATAGTATCACAAGATTTAGTTACATTTTTACAACCATATATACCGATAGGAGTGCCAAATGAAGTTGCAGCAGATGATAGAGCAAGTTAAAAAACATCATCCAGAATTAAGCAGTAATGAAATTATTTTGATGTTAAATGAAGCACAAGATGAATTTAGTGCTAGAACTTTGGTATTAGAAGAAGCTACGCAATTTACTACAGTAGCAAACCAACGTTATTATGGATTAAAAGATAGTATACTAGAAATAAAGTCAGTGGACTTAACAGATGATTCAGGTAATGCTACAACAATTAAACGTCTACAAGGTAGACCTAAATATAGGGATTTAGATAATGTCTAATAATTATTCAAGAGTATATAATCGTTCTGTAAAAGAAAACGTATATTGGATTGAAAGAGATTCAATAGGATTAGCAGTATATGACCCGCTAGCAAGTGAGATAAATAGATTTGCAAGCTTAGATTCTGCAAAAACAGTAACATTGTTTTACTATAAAAAAGCTGACCATTTTAATACATTAGATAAAGCAGCTAGTGAAATGGATGAAACTAGTGAATTACCAGAACAATTTCATCAATACTTAAAA